TACTCTTTCAATGAGCACCCCCCTGCCACCGATTGAAAACGCCCTGTAGATGCCGGCCTTTATCTTGCCCCAAACTTCATCGTCCAGGACGCGGACACACATCAACCAGGACCCTGCCTTCACGAGCTGCCCGCAGATCCACTCATCCTTTTCAGCAATCCAGGACCGTACAATCTCGGTCCTGGCCTTTCTGCGAGTGTGACGGTCTCGAAACTCCCTGACGTATTGCTCGAAGTTTCGGGCCATACGGGCAATCTCTTCTCTGGAGAGAACATGGCCTTGCAGGTCCACGGTGTCAGGTTCTGAAATTACGCCAAAAACGAGCCTTTTTTCTTCATCGGCTTTTAATATCGCGGCGAATCTCTGTTTTTTAAATGGGCAGTTATGTAGATTTAAAACCTTTGCATGTTGACCGGGAGCAGCGGACCAAACAAGCCTCTCCTGGCCCTTCTCCTTCAACTCTTCTACGACATCTTCGAGCTTGTGACTGGAGGTGTAAGGCTCCTGGCTCTCCGGCCTGGAGATGACCCACACCCGCCCCTCTGAGGCGGGAATGTACTGCATCAGGACTCTACCCTTGATCTTCTCGCCGTGCAGGAACACCTCCCGGCCATGCTGCAGGGCAAAGCTGAAACTGTAGGTGCCTGCATCGAGCTGAAAGAATTTGGAGAACTTCTGGGCAGTAGAGCCCACCGCTCCAGCACCAGGCCCGGATACAAAGGGCTTCTCTTCGGCAATGGTCAGCCAGGAGTGCGGCTGTTGCAGCTTGAAGGCTCCTTGCAGGCCGTCGTTTGGCATCAGGTGCAAAATTCGGGCCTCGCCCCGGCCTTTTTCCATGATATCTTTGGTGGACCCCTCGAAGATCGTGAATCCCCAGAGCCTTTGCCTGTCGACCTCAAAGCGAAGATCGCTATGCACGGAGTGATCGGTCTTAAGAAGATCCTCATGGGAGAGCTTTGTCTCCTCCTCGGAGAGTCCCCGCCAGTGGGCCTGCAAGACGAAGCGGCCAATTCCGGATGCGGGCGCCATCTGCCACCAGGTTCTTTCATACTCCCTGGCCGCCACATATGAACGGGTGTCCTGGCGGTCATCCTGGCTGTCCTCCTGGCTGTCATCCTGCTTGGCCACCTCCTGCACTCTGGCCATGAGCTGCTTGATCTTCCGGGAGACCTCGCCGGAGTCTCCATATCTATGCACTGCTGCCGGGTGAGGCATCACGAAATCCGCCAGGTCCTCCAAAGCCTGTCCGGCCTGTTTTCCCAGGGCCACAATGACTTTGGGGTTTTGGCGGTGCAGCTCCTTCATGAGATGTGCCGTCCAGGCTTCCACCTCCAGCTCCGAAGGAGAGCGAGGCCGCCCTTTCTCGTAAAGGACCTGTGGAACGAGATAGAGGAGAGCTACATCCTCTTTTTTCAGGCCCGCGCTCTCAAGATACAGCCTCTGAAACAGCTCGCCCGGAGGGCCGACCATCGGCTCTCTTCTGGCTCTCTCGCTTTCGTTTGGGCAGGCCGCCACGAATGCAATCTGAGCGCCTTCCCGTCCCCAGGCCGGAACATCCTCTTTGCCAACCTCGACTTTTAGAACATGGCCACGCCTGGCGAGGTCCACGGCCTGCGCCACAGTGTAGGCATCTTTCAAAGAATCCGGGCCGACAACTGTCGGTTTTCCCCAGGCAATTCTCGCCTCTCCATTTCCATTGTTGAGAATGAGAAGCTCCTCGATGCGGACGTTCAGCACCTTTCCGATCTCAGAACGAAATGGAGTTACGAACGTATTTCCGAGCGCGAGAAGGCCGGAATGCACTTGCGTTCGGTCTGCACTCTTTGGAGGTTCTCGCAAGCCGCAAAGATATGTGAAGCCATTCTTCTTCTCCTGCACTTCGAGGACCTGGACCTTCAGCTCCAGAACCGTTTTGAATTTGGCCCAGTCGTCCGAGCTGCCGGGATGATAGGGCTTGAGGAGGTCCTTGACCACAAGGCCCTCGCTGGTGGGCTGCGAAGCTGCCCAGCGTCCGATGATCTCCAACTCCTTCTGGCTGTCGAATCTTCGTCCTTTGGAGAGCTGAATCTGAGGAGATTTGAGATCATCAACCAGGGCTGCAAGAATCGTCTGCCTCTCCCCAAGCGGCCTATTGCTGATATCCTCATCCAGGTTCAGGCAATCGAAGGCCACATAATAGGGCTCGAAGGCCGGATCTCCGCAGAGCATCTCTTGAAGCTGAGTTCTGGGAATGATCCTGCCGTTATGATCGACTCCCAGCATCTCACCGTCGAGAATCAGGCTCTTGCAGCCGCCATTTTGCACTGCCTGGACGATGCCCGGCAGATGAGAGGCCCCATCTTCTCCCGAATCCTCAAACCAGGCCGAGACCTTGCCATCCTGCAAAGAGACGACACACCGGAAGCCGTCGAACTTCACCTCTCCGGCCAGCCTTGCGCCTTCCTTGATCTTCCTCTCGCACCAGGGCCAGAGTTCCTCGGTGCTGAAAAATTCGGTGTATCCGGCCATGAGGGGCTTTTGGGGCGGGAATCTGTCGCCGGGCTGCAGGGCCTTGACTATCCGCTTTTCCAGGGATTCCCGGCGCAAGACCAGAGAATAGAGAGGTACATGATCGAAGTGAGGGCCTTGGGGATTGTCGATGAAGTGCAGCTTTCTCAGTTTCTCCGGGTCCAGCGCTTTTCGGAGCGGGAGGTAGACGTTATCCCCCTGCACCAGGAAATTTTCCCCGGCATCGTCTCTCCCGGCCCGGAGGAGAATATCGATATCATTGGGCGTATCCACGGAGACGGCAGAGCCCACCAGACAGGCGAAGTCCTTGACCAGAACGACCTCAGATGGCAGAGAATCGAGAACCTGGGCCATAGAAAGGGACATTCCCTTATGAAGCTGCAATCTGGCCACCGCCTGAGCCAGAGGCTTTTTGGGATCGATATCCCATCCCCGGCGCTGGAATTCTGCAGAGACGAAGGCGGCAGCGTTCACTATGTTCTCCGCCACCTTTCCCTTGGCCTCTGCCGCTCCATACCACTGAGATAGGCGCAGCCAGGCGGAGCGCACCTCCTCCTCCGGCGCTTCCTGGAGAGCGGGAGAGGTCATCTCGGCCAGCTTCATGCCGGCACCTCTTCCAGCTCACCCTGAGACGAAGGCAACTTGGCACTTGCGCTCTCGTCCTCTCTCTCATCCACTTCTTCGTCCGCTCCCGCGTTCTCAACCGAGCGCGTTTGCGTTGCGGGCCGGAGCGGGAGATCTGCCTGGCTGCGAAGATGATTCTCCAGGATGGCATCGCCCCTGAGCCAGTCCGCCTTATAGCCCAGCTTATTCAGGTAATTAGCAAGCTGCTCCAGGTTTGGTATCTCTACCTTGCCGTGGGCGAAATAGGGCGGCGTCTCCAAGTCCTCAAAGATCTCAGGATTGAATGCGATGAGATCAGGAACAACAGAGGCATTGACCTCCTCGACTATGATATCCAGAATGGCGGAAAGGGCCTGAGCGAAGAGCTTGCTCTTGGTCTCGGCCAGGGCGAAAGATCCCTGCCGCCCCTGCCCCAGGAGCAGGAAGTCGGTCATCATGCTTACGGTTATGGCATTCTTCCAGCGGCTGATGACCTGATTGGTGTTGATCTGGCGCGTGCCCGAGCTCGAGATCAGTTTCAGCTCATAGAGGAGGTGGCCATTCGCATCCCTTTCCGAAGAGAGGAGCAGGCCTTCCGTTTCGTCGCGGCGCACGCCGGTTATCAGCGCCATGAAATCATCATGCGCTGCGACGGCTTCCTCATCATCCGGGTCAGGGTCGGCAATCTCTTTCGGAACGTAAAGGACAGGGTAGCCCGCCAGGTCCCGCTCCATTCCCATGGCCTCGAAATCCTCCAGGTTGGTGGCGATATACCAGGCCCGGTAGGTGCGGCGCAAACCCGACTGCCCTTCCGGATTGTTCTTTGCCGAGGACATGCGGAAGTGACAGCACTTATTGATTGGCACCCGCCGCTCCTGAAAGTCGGGAGGAGCGAGCTGGATCATGGCCCGCAGGGTGTCAGTATCATCATCATACTCCCAATCTTGCAAAGTTTCCTGAGCTCTCGGTGCAAGCTTGCGAATCCGAACCCGACCGTCATCGTACTGGCTCCTAAAGCGCAGATCTCTCTGATTCCGGCCTCGGCAGATCTTGAAAACCTTCTCCAGAACCGCCCAGCCAAAGGGATACATGGTGATGATCTCGGACAGGGTTGCAGGCCAGGAGAATTCCATGTCATACAGGTTTGACTCCAGGAACTCTGCTCCCTGCAGATCCCTGGATCTGCTGTCGCCAGGCACCGCCCGCCAGGGAACCTGCTTGGCCAGCATCTCGATAGCGAAGAGCCCGCCACCGATGATGGCATCATTGGTGCTCATGCGCTTGTAGATCTCAGCTCCCTTCGAGCCCTGCAGCTCGGGAAGCCATTCCTCGGAGATCCACCCGCCAAAACGGTTCAGGCCGGTTCGGCCCAGCTCAGAGAAGCCGCTGTTCGGCCTCTGAGACGATTTGATCTTCTTGAAGTTCTTGCTCACGCACTCCTCCGGAACTTGGATCGTTTCCTTGCAACTCCCGGCCTGACTATGGAAGCCGGGGGTGAATAGCGGTTCAAGAGCTCCACAGCTCCGCAAACCGCATCCACCACATCATCATGCCGAAAACTTGGAAAATTCGTGAACTCGGTTATGAGATACTCCGCCCAGGAGGCCCCGGCTGCATAGTACAGCATGCCGTTGCTGCCTTTGGCCGAGACCAGCAGCGCCCGGCTGGTCTTGTCGGTGGCCATGGCCACCGGATGAAAAGCGACGCCTTTGAGCCGAGGCTCTCTTACCAGCGCCTGGAAGGATGAGAGCTGAAAACCGTTGGTCTCGACCCCAACCAGCTTGACCCCTTGCCTCCGGATCTCATCCACGATGTACTCGTAGGCGTCCGGCCATTCCCAGCGCCCGCGCAAGATATCGAGGATATAGACATTTTGCGCCTTGTCCATGCCCACGGTGGCCACCACTGTATAATCCGCTCTCGTTTTCGTGCTGGTCGCCAGATCGCAGAAGCTGCCCACTCGAAGATTTTTCCTGGAAACCGTGAGCGGCCTGCCGGCATCCGGATCGTCCCGTAGCTCCTGCATAGATTTCCAGAAATCAATTCAATAGCGTCATCCAATATTCACGCCAGGACCTCGATAGGCCGGAAGAACTCACGCCGAAACAGATTGCCTGCCTTCATGATCGGAGATTGCTGATATTCCGACTCCCAGTCGTAGATGGAGGTCTCGCCCTTGATGGCATACAGAAGCTCAAGCGGATACTTCTCCGGCCAGAGCGCCTCTCCGATCTTTCGTCCGAGGGGATCTTTCTCCAGGGCAATTGCCGGCAGCTTGTACTGAACCCAGGGCGGAACGTACTGGGCGAGATCGGCATCGACCTTGCGAGCAATGAGCCTGCCAGGCAGATCATCGAGATGCCAGCGGGTATTCATTACGATGACCACGGAATAAGGAGCCCAGGGGAGAGGATTCAGGCGGGTTCTGGCTGTGCCCGTCCACCAATCCCAGACCCTGTTTCGATAAGTAGGCGACTCAGCCTCCTCTCTCGATTTTATGGGATCATCGATGATGAGGACGTGAGCCGGCTTGCCCGTAACTGATCCCGAGGTGCCGGAGCTGGACATGCCCCCGCCCTCGGTGGTAGACCAGAGATTCGCCGCAGCCGAGTCGTCCGAGACTCGCACCCGCAGCTGATCAGAGTTGGCCTGAATCGTATTGCGGACCTTCTTTCCCCAGGTGGCGGCATAGTCGTCCTGGTAGGAGCCCAGGATGATACGCGCCCAGGGGAAGAGGTCCAAGAGCCACACAGGGAACCAATGGCTAACTAATTCCGATTTTCCGTGTTGTGGGGGAATGCTGATTATCAGTCTCGGATACTTCCCGGCCACTGCCAGGGACAAGACCAGGGAGAGCTCCGCCAGGTGGCGGTATGATCTCCACTTGCCAAGGCTGAGATGCTCGGCGAGCGTTGCGGGCGTGGCTCTCCAGGCGTTCTGCAAGAGAAGCTGCGGATCGTATGGCATCGGCATCAGCAGCCATTACTGCGGCTTCGAAGAATCGGTACTCTTCATAGGTGTGAGTCTCCTTGAGGTTGATGGCCTGGACTGGCTTGCCAAGCCCGCGGTCGAGAATCTCTTTGGCGAAGGCGAGAATGATCTCGGGCCGGTCACCGGGCAGTATGCGGAACACGTTGATCAGAGTCTCAGCAACATACGGCGCAAAGTCCGCCAAAATCGTTTTTGCTTTCCTGGCGGCGCTTGAATAACTCGCACCAATTTGATTTCCTGGGAGAAATTTCCCAAAAGGGTCCCGCTGGCCCGGTGGCTGCCCGTTTCCCTGCTGCATCTCTTGCGGCGGATTTGAGAGGTGCTCGTTCATTGAGCACCCCTTGGCCTGAATGGGCATGGTGCAGGCAGCATCAGCAGGCCGGTTTTCGCTTACCTGATCGAGGAATATGGGCAGCCCATCGGGCAGGCAGCCGTTTCGAATGTACCTTTGCAGATTTGCCCGCGGGATGCCTGTCTCCAGAGCTGCCCTCTTCTCAGACATCCCATCAGCCATGAGCAAAACGGCCTGCTGGACCTTCTTTCTGATCTCTTGATATTCCTTCTTCGTCTTCCTGGCCGTGAGACAGCCCTCCAGATTACAGCTTCACATCCGAGGGCACCGGCCCGTGTCCCATTTCCGTAAACCAGACAATGGGGTCCACTTCCAGGCCTTCATTCTTGGACCAGTCTATGAACGCCTGCCTGGTAAGCCAGGTGTTTGTAGTGGTGCAGTACTCCCGCACCTGGCCGACGAGCTTGCGTGTCCCGGTAGGAATTACCCTGTGCTGCAAGTCTTGCTCGATGCATTCACATGCCTGCTCACCGGAGGCTTGGCCTCCGCAACATCCAAAGTCCTTCAATTTGATCAAACCTCCAACATTTCGTCTAACTCCANGCATTGCACTTCATGCCCAAAAAAATCAGGAATAGGAGCAATAACAGGAGCAGCACGAAAATCTTGAAAAGATCCACAAAGCCTCCCAAGTTCAACTATCGCTGCATTGCCCGAAGGCAGCGAGCCC